CTCCCGGTGCTGGCGGCTCTGGCATTGTCATAATCAAATACTATTTGTAGGGGAACTGAATGGCTCACTTTGCTGAACTTGATGAGCATGACAAGGTGTTGCGCGTCATCGTCGTTGCTGATGCTGACACATCTGATGCCAACGGGAATGAAGTCGAGAGCGTTGGCGTGGATTTCTGCAAGCGTTTGTATGGTGATAACACGCGCTGGAAGCAGACCAGCTACAACGGCAACATTCGCAAGAATTACGCTGGTATTGGCTTCACCTACGACTCAACACGGGATGCGTTCATCCCTCCAAAACCGTTCCCAAGCTGGACGTTGGACGAGGCAACCTGTTTGTGGGAGCCGCCAACCCCCATGCCAAATGACGGCAAACCCTATGTTTGGGACGAAAACACCACTTCATGGAATGAAGTAATTCAAGGATAATCCGGCTAACAACCCGTAAAGGACCGCCATGAGCACCTACTCTGATAACCTGCGGATCGAACTGATTACGACCGGCACCCAAGCCGGTACGTAAGGCACAACCTCAACCACTATTACATGGAACGGGGCCATCTAAGCCGGAGTGATAAATGACTGAAGACATCAGCCACAAAGAAATTTACGAAAGACTATTGACAGTTGAGTCAAAAGTTGATAAGATAGATCAAAATACTCAGGATGTAGTCAATGCTTTTAATGCTGCTTCAGGAGCTTTTACGGTACTTGAGTGGCTTGCTAGAGTTGTTAAACCCTTACTTATCGTAGGGGCTTTCTTCGGGGCTATTTATGCCTATCTCTCAAACAAGGTTCATGTATGAAACAAACTAAAGCAGAAAAGAAGGTCGGTAAAGTTATGCGTGAGTACAAAGAAGGTACTCTGCATAGCGGCAAAGGTGGCCCTGTAGTCAAGAACCGTAAACAAGCCATCGCTATCGCCATGAGCGAGGCAGGTATGGCTCAAAAGAAGAAAAAGAAGAAGTAAATGCGTGAAATAAGCGTTGGTCTTAATCTCGTAGCCGATACACTGACGACTGTGTATACGGTTCCTACTGGTTATTATGTTAAGTGGAATCTGTTGTATTTGTTTAACGGTACAGGTTCGACTAAGCATTGTACTGTCTATTGGACTGACGCTAGCGCAAGCACTAACATTTATGTCCTGAACCAGAACACTGTCTCTAGCAAAGAATACTTACGTATTGATGGCGGCGCTTATGTCGTTCTAGAGGAAGGCGACACAATCAAGATGCAAAGCGAGGCAGGTAGCTCTTTTAGCGCCATCTGCACCTTTGAAGTGATAAAGAAACAAGGAATCTAAGATGAGTACTAACTACCTACAGATGGTTAACAACGTCTTGACTCGTCTGCGTGAGAGCACAGTCACATCTGTTGGCGATACTCCGTATTCATCGTTGATCGGTGTCTTTGTTAACGATGCCAAGCGTGAGGTTGAAGACGCTTATGACTGGAACGCTCTGGATGCAACAATCATCGTAAACGCAGTGGCTAACACCCGTTCCTACTCTGTTGTAGGCTCTGGTCAACGCTTCCGGGTACAAGACGTTCTAAACGATACACAGGACGTTTCCATGCGTCAAGCAGACGGTAACTGGATCAATCGCCAGTATTACTTGTCTACGGTGCAGTCCAGTGCTCCGATTTACTACAACTTCCGTGGTGTAGACTCTAACGGAGACACACAGGTTGAGGTCTTCCCTAAGCCTGATGCGGCCTACACCTTGCGCTTTGAGTTGTTTGTCCCTCAAGACGACCTAACAGCCGATTCTGATATTGTTAAGGTTCCTGCAAACGTTGTTCAACTGTTGGCGTACTCCAAGGCCATCGCAGAGCGTGGTGAGGACGGCGGCGTACAGGCTTCTGAGGCTTACCTGATGTATCGCCTTGCCTTAGCTGACGCTATCGCCATTGAGAAGAACCGTTACGGTGAAACAAACGTTTGGACTGAAGTATAATGGCTGAAAAGCTCTTAACAACCTCCATTGCTGCTCCGGGCTTTTTGGGTTTAAACACTCAGGATAGCTCCGTATCTCTTGAGAGTGGTTACGCCACAGTAGCAAACAACTGTGTGATCGACAAGTTTGGTCGTATTGGTGCTCGTAACGGTTGGTCTCCTTTACACGCCTCTAACACTGACCTGAGCACAGCTAAAGTCAAATCAATCGGTGAGTTGATTGACAACAGCGGCAACTCCTACATTCTGTTCGCTGGTAACAACAAACTGTTCAAAATCTCTGGGTCTACGGTTACTACCTTGAGCTATGGTGGCGGTGGTACGGCCCCTACGATTAGCGCAGACCATTGGCAGATGGCTCCATTGAACGGTAAGATGTATCTGTATCAGTCAGGCCATGACCCTTTGGTGTTTGACCCTGCCGTTTCTACGACCCAATACAAGCGAATCAGCGAGGTTAGTGGTTACAATGGTACAGTCCAGAACGCTAACTGTGTTGTGTCTGCTTATGGTCGTACATGGACAGCGAATACATCCTCAGACAAGAACACGGTTCAGTTCTCTGATCTTTTGTCTGGTCATGTCTTCTCTGGCGGTACTTCTGGTACTCTGAACGTGGCTCAGGTGTGGCCTAACGGCGCTGACGAGATTCAGGCTCTGGCAGTCCACAACAATTATCTGTACATCTTCGGTAAGCGTCAGATTCTGATCTACAGCGGAGCTAACGACACCCAGAACCTTACATTGGCTGACACTATCGGTGGTGTTGGCTGCTTTGCTCGTGACTCGGTGATTGTCACTGGTGGGGACATTCTGTTTGCCAGCGATAGCGGTATTCGGTCTATTGCTCGTACGATTCAGGAGAAGTCTGCTCCGTTGAACGACATCAGTGCCAGCGTCCGTGACGACATTGTGTCAGAAATCCTTGCAGAAAACCCAGAAGATGTCAAGGCTGTTTACAGCGACAAGGACGCTTTCTACCTCATCAGTCTGCCCTCCCGTGGCTTGGTCTACTGCTTTGACATGAGAGCAGCCCTTCAGAACGGCGCTAGACGAGTTACAACGTGGGATGGCCTTGTACCATTTGCTTTCAAATATACACGCTCTAAAGCCCTCCTAGTGGGCAAGGAAGGCTATGTCGGAGAGTATACCGGTCACTTGGATAACAACCAAACATACCTACTAAAGTATTACACTAATTACTTTGACTTTGGTAGCCCAACAACCTTGAAGATGTTGAAGAAGGTTGGCGTAACGGTTATCGGTGGTCAGGGCTATGCTGTGATCCTTAAGTTCGGCTTTGACTACAGCGATATTTTGAATAGTAGGAACTTTAGTCTTGCTAACGCCACTGTTGCAGAGTACAATATCTCTGAATACAACATTGCAGAGTTTGGTGGCTCTGCCTTCGACAACAAGATTATCAATGTTGGAGGTTCTGGTAAAGTTCTCCAGCTTGGTTTTGAAACCATTGTAAACAACAAAGCCATATCAATTCAAAAACTTGATGTATATGTCAAGCCGGGGAGAACCGCATGAGTAACTACACAAAAAGTACTAACTTTGCCGTTAAGGACGGCTTGGTGTCTGGAAACCCTTCCAAGATCATCAAGGGTACTGAAATCAACACAGAATTCGACAACATTGCATCCGCTGTGAACAGTAAGCCTGATGCAAACAATGCCGCATTGACAGGTACTACAACGGCTGTAAACCTTACAGTCTCTGGTACTTTAAATGCCACCGTTAACGGAGGGACTTACTAATGGCTACGACTAATCTCAATACGACACAAGGTTTGTTGTCGGGGATCGGTAACATCTATGCCTCTAATCAGGCAGCAGGGGCTTCTACGGACATTGCTAATGCGCTGTTAGCTCAAGGTCAACAAGCTGCTGAAATGACGCAGTTCCGTCCTGTAGGTATTACCTCTCGTTTCGGCACTAGCGGCTTTCAGTTCGACGATAAAGGGCGACTGATCGGTGCTGGTTATCAGGTTGCTCCTGATGTTGCTGCTATGCGTGAGGCTCTGCTGGCTCAGGCAGGTCAGGCCGTTGGTGGGGCTACAC